TGCTTGACTACGACAAGCTGTCGCTGGAATACATCGCAAGCATCCCGCCGACTCAGCGTGGCTCTTCTGCTCTGACCGAGGATGACTGGAACAACTTCTTCGCTGACTACTTGGCCGTCATGGTGCAAGCAACTGGCAAGGAAGAAACCCGCATCAAGCACCACATCGAGCTGTTCAAGCGCCCGCAGAAAGCCAAGGCAAACAAGGAAGTCATGGCCGTGCTGCTGGATCAGCTGGAAATCTACAACGCCGCATCTGCCAATCTGGAAGAAACCGGCGCTTGCGTGGAGCGCATCAGCAACAAGTTCACCAAGTGGATGACTGAGCCGGATGCTGCTGCCAACGTCGATCTGCTCTGATCGGCAGGCACCACTAGCTCGCAAGAGCTAGACAGAAGAGGCTACTTCGGTAGCCTTTTTTAGTTTCTTCTCTCCCAACTCTCCAGCTACTTGCCTCAACCATACGTCACAAGTTGACAACAGAGCAAGTGAAGCTAGACTGGCGAGAGAAGAATCTAAAGAAGAAAGGTTTATGGCTAAATACGACGCAGTTTGGAATCAAATCAAACAAGCTGGCTGGGCAGAAATCACAGTCAGCAATGAAGCGTCACGCCGTATCCTAACTGGCATCAAACTAGCTAAGACCACAGAGAATGTAGCCCGGCGCCGTGTCGGGCTTGTCGGCTGGAGCAAGCTAGTCATCACAAGAACCCAGCTATCTGATCGCATGATGAAGATTAGGCTGGAACTTTTATATTCAACAGACCTCTAGACACTAACGTCTAGCTACTAAAATGGCATCACTTAACTTCTTCATTAAGCCGCAAAGCCCGGAACTTATGGAGAGGACAAGAATAGCCTATACAGTACGCGGTCTTGCTTGGTACATCACATGCCCTGCTAGTATCAACAACCATCCCCATGCTCTTGACATTGCCTACCTGCTAGGCTTCTCCAGTCAGGGAGGCATCAACTGGTGGCGCCGCGACCTGGGCCAGCCACTAGAATCAGAACTCACGCATGTTGTATTCTCTACGCTTGCTGAGTATGCAACTCGATCCATTGAGTCTTACGATCTCAGTAATATCGAGCGTCGCATCAAACAATTCCCCAAAGATTTCCATGCTACGTTTCTTAGTCTGGTCATTCGCCAGCTTGCAGTTGTACGCATTGACCAGTTCTTCAACCAACTCTCTCACAGTGAAAGGGCTATCGCCATGCAAGCAAGTGATAAGATTCCCAAGGATGTTCTTGATAAGCTGACTATGAGTCTTGCTTCTCTTGAAGCAGCCCTTCTCAGCAAAGACCCCATGATGCCGCAGCATCTGCGTGCTTCCCATCAGCTGCTTGTCAGTTATCCTGAAACTGTTCACTTGCTTGATGACAATGAGATTGCGCGACTCATTGACGCAGCTGAGATTCATACTAAGACGCAGATCATCAAGGACGTTGCAACCAAGGGAACCGGCGGCAAGAAGAAAGTAACTGCTGCTGACCTCTAGCAGCGCAAGGCATTCAACTGCAACTCAACCACGCAATTCACTACGAAAGAAGGAGAACTAGATATGCTTACCCCTGCTGAGAAGATCAAACTCAAAACCCAGATTGCTGCTGGCTTGCTGGCGCAGGACTCTGATAGCTGGCTTGAAGATACTCGTTACCTTGCCATGAGTTCCCATGAAATCCTGGAGCAGATCATTGCAACTGAGACTGGCGAATTGACACGCGAGCTGCTCAACAAAGAAGAACTCGAGGCTGATGATGGCGACAATACCCAGCCAGTCTGACTTCATTGACAACCTGCTTGCTCAGCCTGCAACCTACAATGTCAACTTAGGCAGCGGCAGACATGCACTGGCTAATGCGGCCGGCGTCACCAAAGTAAACTACGATGCACTCGTAGCTCTTGGCAACGTCAGTAGCTACAGCATGGACGAAGTCTTCAACGCTTGTCCTCGCAAGTATGCCATCAAGAAGATGCAAGCAGACGCTGGTACGCATGAGCGTGTCAACTCTGCAACCTTTGCATTTGGTCACGCTGTAGGCGCCGGCGTTGCAACGCTCGATGAAACAGGCGACTTGCGAGAAGCCATCTTCGCTGCCTTTCTCTCTTGGGATATTGACCTGCTGGAAACAGAGTTCAAGAACAACAAGAAGACTGGCAAGAGTTTCCATGAAGCCATCTGGGCACTCTATGTCTATCAGCAATTCCGCAACGAAGAGACTGACCTCAATGACTACGAAGTAGTTAAGAGTGAAGCTACCGTAGCTGTGGACTTTGAGGATGGTCATCACTACGTAGGTCACATTGACGAAGTTCTTCGCAACAAGCACACGGGCCAGTATCGTGTCAAGGAGAACAAGACAACTGGCCTCAGCAACATTGATCCAGCTCTCTACTCCAACAGTGAGCAGGCTCTCAGCTACGCTGTCGTTGTTGACATGCTTGGTGGTGCGGACTACGAAGTTCTCTACACCATCTACTCAGCAGCACGGCAAGAGTGGGTGCAGTTCTCCTTCGTGAAGACGGCGAACAAGAAAGCAGAGTGGTTGCAAGATCAACTCTTTCTGCATCAGCAGCGTGATGACTATGCAGCCAGCAACTTCTTTCCCAAGCGTGGCAAGGGCTGCTTCTCATTCATGAGACGCTGCGAGTATTACGAGGACTGTGACCTCTCACTCACGGCGCGCTTTGGCAAGGGCTTCTCAGAACTCAAGAAGCTGAATGATCCGAAAGAGCTGCTCGAAATTGAGCACGTTGATTACTTTACAACCCTGACGGAAATCGTCAACAGACAGAAAGAGAAGGCCAAATATGGCATCTGACTCCACGATTATTGAGCAGGCTATTGGCGCAGGTGCTGATCTGCCTAGCAGTCCCTCGCAAGAAAGCACAGATCAGAAATCTGGCAATGGACTGGTGCTCATGGACATTGCTCTCACTGCGTATCACACTCATGCGGTTCTCAGCTACTTTGAAGCAAGCACTGACACGATTGTCAACATCTGCCCTGTCGGCATTCTTGGCCTTGACATCAGTAAGCCCGACCATGTTGCCTTTGAAGGCATGATTGCCTGTCCCCGCAAACTGGAGAGTGCTGCTGCTAATGAATATGTTGGCAGGATGTTGAAGCAGTTCAACCTCAACAGCGTAGCTCCTGGACTGGCAAGTATGGGAGATAGCAAGGGCGTTATCAGCAAGGTGCTGCCGCCTACGGAACTGCAAGATACAGGCGAGGCTATCTTCCTGCACCCCTTCATCGTGCTGACCAAGGCTACTCAACTTGATCTTGACAGCATCGCTACTGCACTGGCTATTCAAGCTCGCGCCCTCTCACTTGTGCAAGATGGAGCTGATGGAGTTGATGCCAGCAGCGAGCGTGGCAGCGCCGGCTCCGAAACATCGCACTGATTTCTCGCATTTCATCCCGAGCTTATTGCTCAACTTTCTCAGCAACTTAACTCCCAAGGAGATTCATCATGGCTATTGATAAAAACATTGCAGCTTTCGTAGACACCAATGCCTTCACTGTTGGCGTGCGTTACCAGCACTCTGCCGGTGATAGCTACAACTACATCACCAACGATCATACGATCAAGGTCGGTGACTGGGTGATCGTGCCTACCAAGGATCGTGACTACAACTCAGGCAGCTCAGCTACCAAGCGCACTCCTGTCATGCGGCCTGCTGCTGTTAACATGCAGAATCTGGAAGACATTACTGCTGACATGAGCACCATCATCATGGAAGATCGCCTGTCTGTTGCTCAGGTTGTCCAGATTGATGACGCTGTTGAGATCGAACCCGACGCCGGCATCGAGTACAAGTGGGTTGTTCAGAAGCTTGATCTGGAACCGTACTTCCAATTGCTGGATCGCAACAAGAAGCTCGTGTCCACGGTGGCTGATGCCTACAAGAAGAATCTGCGCAAGTCCTTTGCAGAGCGCATCATGAGTGAGCTGGCAGATGACGAGCGCAACGCACTGGCACAGTTGCTGGCACCGGCGGCTCAGGGTAAGAAAGCAAAGGAATAACTGCCATGAATCTCGATGACTACAACAAGCACACTCGCACCAAGGCTATCGTCTACGGTCCTCCCAAGTCTGGCAAGACTGCCCTTGTTGGCAAGCTGGCAAGCGAGTTCAATCTCCACTGGCTTGACCTTGAAAATGGGATCAAGACGCTTCTCAATCCTGCCATGCTCGATCCGAAGTTCCGCAAGAACATCAATGTCGTGAGCATCCCCGATCACAAGATGTATCCTGTTGCCATTGACACGGTGCGGGAGGTGATGAAAGGTGGGAACAAGAAGATCTGTCAAGCACATGGCAAGATCAACTGCCCACTCTGTGCCAAGGATGCAGCTGCCCGCTGGTCTGAGATTGACATTCTCTCTCATACTGAGAAGGACATTCTTGTCATTGACTCTCTCAGCCAGTTGAGCAACAGTGCCATGAACAAGGTTGTTCTCAAGGAGATCATGAAACCCGGCGGCGAGGAGTACAAGGCCACGTTCCATGACTACGCTACGCAAGGCGCCTTGCTTGAACAAGTCCTCTCTCTCATTCAGGTGGTTGACCTTAACATCGTCGTCATCAGCCATGAAGTTGAGAGCGAAATGACAGATGGCAAGGACAAGATCGTGCCGCTTGCAGGGACTCGCAACTTCAGCAAACTGTCTGCCAAGTATTTTGACTGCGCCATCTACACAACGCTGACGAACAAGAAGCATCGGGCCTATGCCAACACGGACTATGCGCCGAATGTTCTGACTGGTAGCCGCTTGCCGCTGAGCATTGATGCTGCATCTGGCGATGAACTCTCGCTGCTTTCTCTGTTCAAGCGGCCTTGACACTATCCATAAGCTGTGTCATAATCAGAATTCTCTGCGGCCTGGGGGTTCCTGGGCTGGCAAAGCAGAGGGTCTTAGCTTGCTAGTTCCTAAGTAAAATAGAACTAGCATTTCCTTGGTCATGATCTGACCTACTTTGTAACTTGAAACTTAACTTTGAAAGAACCTGCATCATGAGTAACCCTGCAATCACTGACATTGACGCCCTGATGAACGCCTCGATGGATGACATCGAAGACCTGCCGCCGGTTGGCGTGCCTCCGACTGGCCATTACAATCTGAGCATCAGCGCCGAGCGCGTGAAGCCGGAAGAAGCTGGCAAGAACGAGTACATCCGTTTCAGCTACGTCGTCGAAGCTGTCAACGAAGTCAAGAACCCTGAAGAAGAAGGCCAGGCTGCTGTCGGCATGAAGTTCAGCCAGATCTTCTCGCCCTTCAAGAAGGACGGCAGCGTCAACGACTTCGGCATTGGCTTCCTGAAAGAAGCTGTGGCTCCGTTCTCTGCCCACTTCGGCACGTCTAGCATGGGTGAAACCATTGCTCAGATCGACAAGGTGAGCGTCGGTGCCAGCCTGACTCGCCGCGCTGACAAGAAGGATGCTGATCGCTTCAACTTCACCCTCAAGGATGTTGTTATTCTCTGATCCTTGCTGTTGATCTGAAATGCCCCTAGCTCACAAGGCCGGGGGCTTTCTTCTTTGCGCTTTCCACCATGATCTATCAAGTCGTGATGAGAGAATAAAGAAGAAACAACGGAGATAAGATGACAACCATTGCACTGTTCGGAACACCCGAGGATCGCAGCTATCTTCCGCGCTTGCGTGAGATTGTAGGCACACATCCTCTCAAGGTGTCTCTGACAAGAGAAGACTATCTGGCAAGCATCGCAGCTAAGGTCAAGGCTAATGGCATTGAGGCCATCATCTGCACTTGCCCTGACACCATGCTTGTTCTGCTGAAGTCTCTCTCAGATTTCAAGCGGCCCATCACAGCCAATGGCAGAGACAAGCGTCTCACGCTGGATGATTACGCCGGCAGCTTCTTCAAGATTCCTGCTCACAAACTGGGAGTTGATCGTGATGTTGAAGTCCTTATCCTCAACCCGCTTGCCCACCTTGTCCGCACGGCAGAGGGTCCGTTTGTATTCAAGCGGTTTATCAGCAAGATCACAAAACCTGAGGCGTGGTTTCCGCAAACTTCTTTTACTTGGGAAGTATGGACACCAGCTAAATCTGCCTTTCTCTTGGAGAGATTCTCTAATGCAAAGCTCCTGGCTATCGACATTGAAACTTATCGCGGTGATGTGCATCGTCGTATGCACTGCGTGGGTTATTGTGCTCTATTCGCCGACGGTTCCACCCATGCCGTAGTCGTGCCTTATAAGGACATGCTTGCTCATGACTTTGTTCGCCAGCTCAACGTCAGTGCGCCAGCAAAGATTTTCCAGAACGGACTGTACGACAATCTGTATTTCTTGCGCTGGAATGTTCCTTGCAACAACTGGCTCTATGATACTCAGCACTTATTCCATAGCTGGTATGCTGAACTTCCAAAGCGTCTTGACTTCTTGACAGCTTTCTCAGTGCGTGAGATTCGCTACTGGAAAGATGACGCAAGCGGTGGAGAGCATGACCTGTTCGAGTACAATGCTCGTGACTGCTGGGCTACGCTCAGTGCTTGGTGCTCTCTTCTCAGTGAAGTTCCTCAGTGGGCAATCAATAACTATCTCATGGAATTCCCGATGGTATTTCCCTGCCTGCATATGGAAGCAGACGGGCTCTCGCTGGATAGAGAGAAGTTCGACATTGCAAGAGCTTCAGCAGAAGCAGCACTACTGGTGCAGAAGAAGAAACTGGCAGCTTGGCTCGGTGACAAGTTCAATCCTGCAAGTCCTGACCAGTGCAAGAGACTGCTCAAGGTGCTAGGCGCCGGCGACGTAGAGAGCGCAGACTCCAAGGCTATGGTGGCAGCAGCCTCCGTGCATCCGTTCAACGAACTCATCATCAGTGCCATCCTTGCATATCGCAAGCAGGCCAAACTCATTAGCACCTACCTCAATTGGGACAAATTCTGGAATGATCGACTCTACTACAAAACAAACCCTGCTGGAACGGACACGGGCCGCATGGCTTCTGCCGAATCCAGCTTCTGGACAGGACTGCAAATCCAAAACATCCCCCAAGGATACGCAGTCAAGAGCTGGATCAGAGCAGACGCTGGATGGGATGGTATCGCAGAAGGAGATAAAGCGCAGGCAGAAGCTCGCTGCGTCGGCTACCTCTCAGGCTGCGAAGCTCTTATCTCTCTGGTAGAGAGCGACAAGGATTACCACAGTTGGAACGCACACAAGTTCTTTGGTGTAGCCTATGAAGCTGTGACCAAGCCACTTCGCAATCTGAGCAAGCGCGTCAATCACGGAGCAAACTATAACATGGGCGCTCAGGTGCTGCTCGACACGATGGGGCCGAAGGCTGTGGCAGAAGCTCGTATCCTTCTTGGCTTGCCTGCTAAGTGGACACTCATTCAAGTCTGCCAGCACCTGCTTCTCACTTACGAGAAAACCTACCCGGAAGTTAAGAAGAATTGGTACGAGGAAATCAAGCGCACCATCAGTGTGACGAAGAAGTTGGTGTCGCCGTCGGGCTGGACTCGTCACTTCTTTGCAGACCCTAAGAACAACAAGCCTGCGCTCAATGCAGCAGTTGCTCACGGGCCGCAGCACCTTAATGCTGCCATCCTTAACATGGGTTTCTACAAGCTGTGGCTTGACACTGTCTATGGTGACTTGCGCGGTAAGGTCAGGCTGAAGGCTCAGATTCATGATAGCGTACTCTTTTGCTGGAAGGGAGAAGATACGCCAGCTGAAGTGCGCCGTCGTATGGAGACTTCTCTTGATGTGCGCGGCACTGACGGCAAGGTTCGCACCATGCTTATCCCTTCCGACATGAGTTGGAGAAAGACAGACAAAGATGGCAATGACCTTGGCCCTGCAATCTACTGGAGCGACATGAAATGAGAAGCTCCAATCTGTTTGACATGTACTTTGACTACACTGCGAAGACTGAGCCTCCGCTTATCTTCCATCGGTGGAGTCTCCTCACGACACTCGGTGCTTACCTTGGTAGACAAGTCTACTTTCCATTCGGAGAGTTTCGTATCTTCCCCAACATGTACACCATGCTGATTGGTGATCCTGGAACAAGGAAGAGTACGAGCATTAAGTTGGCCAAAAAGATTGCTGGCGCCGCAGGCTACGAGACTTTCTCCGCAGAGCGCACCAGTAAGGAGAAGTTCCTGCTTGATCTTGAGGGTCTTGAAGCTGACGATGGCTCTGTCAAGGATCAGAACTCGGTAATGAAGAACTTGTTTGGAGACGACTATGAAGGTGGCGAACCTCGTGAAGTGTTTGTCTGTGCTGATGAGTTTAACGATTTCACTGGTGCAGGTAATCTTGAGTTCTTTTCTCTTCTTGGTAGTCTGTGGGATTGGGATGATCCAGTTCAACCATTTCGGCAGCGACTCAAGACTTCTCGATCTGTTAGCATCTATCAACCTACTGTTACTATCCTTGCTGGCAATACCCACGCTGGCTTTGCTGAAGCGTTCCCTCCGCAAACTATTGGACAAGGTTTCCTCTCTCGTCTGATCCTTGTCTATGGCGAAGGAAGTGGCAAGAAGATTCCTTTTCCTGAGAAGCCAAGTGAGGAGCTGCGGACCGCACTTACTGACTTCTTTGCAGAGATCAAGGCCACTGTCACAGGTGAAGTTACCATGTCGCCGCGAGCCAGTCAGATGCTTGAGACAATCTATCGTACCTTCGAGGGTGTTGATGATGTGCGCTTCAAGCACTACTCTACGCGACGCTTCACCCACCTGCTCAAGCTGTGTATCCTTGTGAGTGCTGCCAATCTGCGAACCGAGATCGGTGCTAGTGACGTGTTGCTTGCTAATACCTTGCTCACCTTCACAGAGCACAAGATGCCCCAGGCGATGGGCGAGTTCGGTAAGGCTAGGAACGCAGACGTTGCAGCTAGGATTATTGCGCTGCTCTCCGAGAGCAAGGAACCTGTTGATGTGCCGGCGCTGTGGAAGCAGTGTCAGTCTGATCTTGATAGGCCAGAGGATCTTAACAAGTTGCTTGCCGGCCTGACACAAGGTGGAAAGATTCAGTGGATCAATCGCACCAGAGCTGGCATTCAAGGCTACATGATTGTCAAGCGCCAGCTTAATAGCAAAGCACTTTACGTTGACTTCAATCTCCTGCGAGAAGTCACCGGCATCTCCCAAGTTGGAGGTGCATCTAATTCGCAGTTTCAGTTGAAAGGAAATTATAATGCACTCTGAGGATGTAGTTAGTACGCAGACGTACTGGCCGGGAACGCAAGTTCCCAAGTCACAAGGAAATGCTTTTGACTGCAAAAGCTGGACTCCCGCTATTTCGGAAGAGCTTCGCCGATACCAAGTAAAAGCTAATGCTGGTTTGCGAGGTGCATTGAAACAACCACTTCCTAGGGAGGTACTGAAGCATGAATGAAGAACGTAGCCCACAAGACAAAGCCGCGGCGCTGGCTGAGAAGCATGGGGCCAGCATCGTGTCTATCCACCCTGGCAAAAGTATCTTGCTTATCGGCCATCAGTTTGAGGCCATGCTCGCAGACCACAAGCAGCAGGCCATCGAAGAACTGGCAGCGAAGACAAAGGTGATGCCGCCCGTTGTAACCACCACAACCATCAGTGGGAGCGGGGTCAAGTATGACCTGTGCCTTGCGTCTAAAGTCCGCGAAGCAATCGCCACCATGCAGGCCAAGCTGGAGGCTTCCGATCAATTCAGAAGCCTGCAAAACGAGCAGATAGACGAGTTAAAGGCCAAGCTGACGCAAGCCGATGCGCGGCGGGATGGGCAGTGTCCTGTGGGATATGACAAAACAGACATGAATGCTTATGTTCAAAACATGTACGACTCGAAAATGCAGGAAGGTAAACACGGTCATTATGAAACACTTTTTCACTGCGTACACCAAGCTATCAAGCGCGTACATGGAGTGGTGGAAAAACGCGACTTGATGTATTCGACCGTTGCGATGCAAGAACGCCATGACCAACGCATCGAAAATATAGTCGGAACGCTTGAGTGCATCAAGAAGGAACAGGCTGCAAAACTAAGCGCCACCCAACCCACCAACCCCACACCAGCGCAGGCCGAGAAGGTGGAGCATCCGGAAGATCGCTACGTGCGCGGATACTCTGAGTTAGATTGCCCGATGTGCGGTGGAAGTGGGCATAAAGATGATGCGAAGTTTCCAGGGCCTGTTGGCAAAGTTGAATCAGCAGTATTCGGCGCGTCAGGATTCCATGTTTACCTTCTTCCGAACCAGCGGATGCCTAAAGTTGGGACGCGTCTCTACACCCACCCACCCACAGACACCGCGCTGGTGGATGCGGCTGAGAAGGCGCTGGTGGCCATGGAGGACGTAATGCTGTGGAGAAAAACCGGCATCGGCAGACCTCCTGAACAACTCATGTTGTTTGAAATCGACGCACTCCGCGACGCCCTGCTGGCGCATGGGAGGAAGACATGACACACGAAGACAAGATCGCCAAATCTCTTCTTGACGTAGCGCGTCGTTTCGGCAGGGCCGAGGTGGAGCGAGAGATTGCAAACTTGCGCCGCCAGCTACGCAGCGCGAACCGAAGAACTGCCTTAGCTCAAGAGGCCCGTGACGAGTGGAAGGAAACCGCCATTAGGTATCAGAAGTCAATGGCCTCTTTGGGGAAAGAGAACAGAGAATTGCGGCGGATGCAAGCGCATGGGAGGAAAGCATGCCAGTGACAAAAGGACAGCGAGGTGATTTTGTAGTTCGCCAGCAGCTTATACTTTCCAACCTGCCAGCCACACGCACGGAGCTGGCAGTGAAGATAGGCGTGCACACAGCTACTATCCAGCGCCATCTAGACTGGTTAGTGAGCGAGCAGCGTGCCCACGTAGCCTCCTGTGGTCAGCGTGGGGGAAACAACTGTCTTGTTAACGTCTATGCTGCAGGCCCTGCGCCGGAAGGCCTGGTTGTCCGCACTAGAAAAGCAAGGACAAAGAGGGAGCCAGCACCTGTTCCAGAGCCAGAGTTGGCAGCATATCTACCGCGCCCCATCCCAGAGCGCGACCCTTTGACAGCCGCTTTCTATGGACCCGCACACTCAAGCGAACAATTGAGTGAAAAGATTTCATTAACCAGCACGCAGTGCTAACTAAGGAGCTACCATGACCCCACTTATCATGCAAAAGATTGTTGACTTCAACAACCTGTACAAACTTCCTGTCAATGAAGTCCCTACGATTCCTTTCACCGCGACGCCGGAAGCCAGCGTGCAGCGGCAACTCAGCAAGCGCATCGAAGATTTCATGCACACGCTTAGCGCCGAGGTCGAAGAGGGTAACGAGATCATTGCAAAGATCAAAGCAGGCGACATGCCCATTGAAGTCCTGACCGCCATGAGTGATTGGCTTGGTGATCTTGTCATCTACTGTCTGAGTGAGATGGTCAAGTTCGGCCTCGATGCTGAAATCATCTTGCAAACCATCATGGCCAGCAACATGAGCAAGCTTGGGCGAGATGGCTTTCCTCTCTATGATGAGCACGGTAAGGTGCTGAAAGGGCCAGACTACTGGCGCCCTGAGCCGATGCTACAGCGTTGGATTGAAGCAACGTGGCGGCAGGCAATCGCTGCAAAAGCTGCAAAGAGTAGCAGCTAAAAAAGAACCCCCTCGGTGTGAGCCTTGGGGGTTTTAATTTGCCCTCATGAAAAGGCAACCGCAACTTCTAGGAACTGCTTCTTAGAACTCAGGGCCGAAGTCAGTTCCATCATCAGCCTGCCGTGCTCTCTGATTCCTGAAATCAGTAAGCTCTTCTCCGCCCATAATCTGCTTCATCTTGGCAGCATACGGGCTATTCATCTTCTGCGCTGTCTGATTAACAACACTAACGTTGGCATCTTTCATCCAGCGCATCATGGCTTGATTGAAGTTCTCAATCCTTCCGCCACTTCTCACATACTTTTCCATGAATCCTTCCATCTCCTCTTTGCTGGGAGACTGGCCATCTTCAAGCTTGGTCTTGACAACTCTTCCCAGATTGGCAAGCCGTGCCTTGTCCATTGCCTCGTAACCTTTGTTACGATAGAGCTGATTAAGTGCCACAGCTTCATCCATTGGGCGAGCACCCATCAAGCGCCCGGCGCCTCCATAATTGACCATGCGCTCTTGAAAATTTGCAAGCCAGCTCGTAGTTTGCAGATCATTGGCAGCACTGATGAGTGAGCCTTGCGATGTTGTACTCTTGCCGCCAAGCACCTGAGCCATGCCTGCCAGCGGACGATTAAGACCTTGGTGCTCAAGCGCAGCCAAGAAAGTGTCCCCCAGGTCCGCACCACCTGCCATGTCCTTGCCCATCTGATAGACAGTGGATGCAAGCTTGATACCAGCACTGACAGCTGGCACATCGGCAATGGAGTTGGGAAGGATGGTCAGATGGCGAGGGTTAATGTCACCCCGAGTGTAAAGTGCAGGTTGCCAGCCGCTCAGGAGAGGAAAGGCAGATGCAGTTCCATAGAGCAGCCAGTCACCAAGCTCCTTGTTGAAAGCTGGCAGAACACTATACGCATCTTTGTGCTGAGGATTGTTAGCGACAGCGCCGCCGATCAGATGCGTGTTGACAGCGTCAAAGAACGGCAGACCATTCAAACCAAATACACTGCTTTGCAGACCAGCAAACACTGCCAATGTTCGCTTATCCCCCGCCTCCACGTGACGATGCAGCTGCTGCAATACGTTGAACGCATACGTCTGGAACAGCGAGACAGCAGCGCCAGTAGTTCCCTGGAACACAATGGGCCGCTGGCTTGTCACGTAGTTGCCTTGCGTACGATTGACGAACGTCATGATGTACGTATCCTGCTCACGTGCTGCCATTTTGCCAGCAGCCACAAGGGGATCAGTCAACTGGCGCATCACATCAGCAGATACGAAGCGGGTGAACTCTTCGCTGAAATTGTTACCAGTGTACTTGGCCAGCTTGTCAACATGGCCATTGACCTTGTCAACCCACTTGAGCGGCGCCACGGCGCCATCAATCGCAATGTCATCGAGGGCTGCATGATATTGGGAAAGAATATCCTTGACAGCGCCGATGCGAGTGTAGCGTTCCAGCAGTGCAGCTTTCTCCGGGCCGAAGAAGTTGCTGATGGAATTGCCAGTCACCTTCTTGAAGGAGGGTACAGAGAACTCTTGGCCAGGCACCTTGACTCGCGTCAGGTCATTCAGCAACTTGCCCAGGCCTTCATCATCCTTGATAAGTTTCTGGATGCTGCTCCACTCCGTGCCCATCATGATAGGCGTGCTAATCATGTTGATCAGACTGTTCGCAAAGTCAAGTCGCAACGTGAAGTTGGCAAGAAGCATGTTTGCTTTCTGCATGGTTTCACGGATGACGTTGCGAGGCGTCGAAGCATTGGCAGCCATGTACGCCTGCACCACATCAGATGCTTCTGAATACGGCATGCCAAGACCTGCTTCCTTGGCTACCTTGTCAGCATAGACCCAAGGCTTCATGCTCACGCCATCAACAACAACGTCCTCACCCGTGGTGTGTGCTTTGAAGGCAGCGTTGTACCTCTCGCCGATAGCCACGCCGACACGATCAATGAAATCATTGGCAGCGTCGAGCAGCGGGAACTCCTGCTGTTTGGAAATGTTGAGAGCAGTCTTGATGTGATCGCCGAACGGATCAGTGATCTGTTTCTTCCAGCGAGAGCCAAGAGACTGAAAAGTGGACTCAGCTTCAACGCGATAGTTATCAGAGAGGAACTTCATTTCACTGAAGAACTGGCGATTCTTAACCTGCACAGCTGTGCGGACAAGAGATTCTTCCTGACGATAGGCGTGGCGCAGGAAGTCTGCCAGTGCTTCCTCCGCATTTACCTTGGGGAAGAAGTCAGCCAGCGCGCCGGTACGAGCAAGATCACTGTTGATGCGAGCTTCATGCAGAGTCTGTGCGTAGTCATACTCGCCCTTGGCCTTATGCCAAGCAGCAGTGTCACTAGCAAAGCGCACATCGTAGCGAGAAGGATCAATCTGATTAACCATTGCACGCAGCTCTGCTTCAGTGCGAGCTGTCAGCATGGTCGTCTCACTGGCCACACCAATGGCTTCCTTGGTAGAGACATGAGCGTAGTACTTGTAGCGCACAGTATCAACGGGAGGAATGTAAATGCTATCGAACTCACGCGGCGCCATCGTGACGCCAGCAGCATTTCGCAGCGGAACCATCTTGTCGTAGGTGTTTCCATTCACCTTTGCGAACGTGCTAAGGAAGTCCAGAGTTTCACGGTTCTCAACCGGAATGATGTGCGGAACACGCGGAGCGCCAGGAGTCTTGACGCGCACCATCTCAGCAGCAATATCGGCGGACACGTTCTCCTTCTGCATGAGTTTGCGTACTTCAGTGGATACCAGGCGCATCTCTCCATCAGGATCAACAGCGTAGCGGAACTCCGACTTGCGAAGTGCATTGGTCAGCACACCAAGCTCAATGCCAGCTGCAGGATTCATGCGAACTGCGTTGGTCACGGAACTCAGCGCCAACACCGCTGCATCGCCACGCCGCTTGGAGAGCAGTGAGGTAACAGCGCCACTGGATTGCACAAATGCCTCAGCATCACGCTGATAGTTCGCGTTGGCAGCTGTGAAGAGTCCGGCCCCGGCGCCACGCTGCGAAGAAGTCTTTGCCAACGAGGTGTCAATGCCTTCCTTGGCAAGTGCCTTCTCCAGCTCAGCAGCTTCATAGAGCAGCTTGGCATCTTCGCCGAGTGCAGCAGTCACAGCATTGTCTGCCACTTGCTGACGAACTGCCTGCTGATATTGCATGGTCAGCTCTTGCGTAGCCAGGAAGCTTGGACCGAAGTTCTGACGATACGCTTCGATGGGATCAAGCACAGCCTTAGCTGCATTGAAGTCATGCTCGATCATCACCGTCTTAGGAATCAGGGCGTCTGCAGTACGAAGGTCAGCGACAGCAGCATCGCCAACTGCTGGAGGAACAAAATTACGGCGAATGGCGTCTTCAACGTAATCTCTCGAAGCGTTGATATGAGCTGCAAGGTGCCGCGTATCATACGCGCCATGCTCGGCCAGCTGTTCAGCAAGTACTTCATACTTCTTCTCCTGTAAGAAAAGACGCAGATCAGCAATGTCATCAATGCTCAGGACATTGTCGCCATCGCGGATTTCAATCTTCCGGAAATACTCCGGCCCCTTCTCATGCACCAACTCTGTTAGGCGAGAGAGTGCAGCCAGATCATGGGAGTCAACGTTGCCCTTCATGGCATTGTTGAAACCAGCATTGTCAAGTTGAGATAGCCATGCGAAACGAGCACTTGCCTCGATGGGTGACTTGCTAATGTCTGTGAGACTCTCAGCTCTTTGGCGATAGAACTTACCACTACCTTCAATGCCACCAGCAGACACCTTGAGAGAATCCTTGGTCAGCACATCAGCAAAGGTGGCAACTGCCTCGTCAGCAATGGTGCCTGTCTCCAGATCAACCATGCTGCGAATGATGTAGGGGTTATCAAGAGTGCGCACGATCTTTGCAGAGTTGGGGTTGATCGCAGCTTTGCCACCCGGCATCATGATAACGTCAGCATCAATGCCGCCCTTGAAAGCCTTGGCTGCAGAATCGTAGCCGGTGTCCACGAACTTGACGACCTTCAGGTCAGTGGCAACAGTGCCATCAACCATGCGGAACGCCTGTTTGCCAGTCTTGCCGCGCATGTACTCTTTCGAGAAGATGTCCTCAAGCGTAGCACTTGCAGGTTCAAGCGTGACATAGAACTTCTTGGAGTCAGCAGCAAGGCGATCAAGATCAAGATGGCTGACCTTGGTCACATTATTGAGAAGCCCATGCGCCGACGCGATAATGTCATCCTCAGTCATGCCGAGCGCACGCTGCTCAGCAATCTTGCCAGAAATCATTTTGTGGTAGGCTTGCCCAACCGCAGCATTGCCGTCAGCAAGCTCATTGAAGCGCATGCGGAACTCATTCTCAGCTGTGCGAAGAGCACGCTCGTGTGCCTTCTTCAACGCTTCAGTTGTCTGAAGTCCCCCCTCTAACTCAGTTAGCTTGCCGTCAACTTTGTAGCTGAACGGAATATTGCTGGCATCGTCGGAGAGCTTGACCATCTGCTCAGCAAAAAGGAGCAGGTCAGAGCCCTTTGCGGCGGTGGCGCCACGTGCCGGATCAAGTGTATCCACGACGCGCTTGCGAGACTCAATGGCAGACTGTGCACTCTTGAGAATGCCCTTTGCAGCAATGGAGCTGATGAGGCCACCAGCAACACCGCCAACAGCTGTGCCAATCATGCCATTCCAGGCGAAGTCTTTCCACGTATCTCCTTGGAAAACTGAGGAATCATTCATCGTAGCAGCGATTGCCAGCTCTGCACCAGTGGCAAGCAGCGCCTGATCTGCCATCTCCCAGGCAGCATAGCGCAGACGATTCTCAGAAAGGATGCCTTTGATGGTGCCACCAGATTCAGCTGTCTCTTGCAGAGCGCGCTTAAGATAGGTGTCACGGCGGGACGCTGCGAAATTGAGTGCTTCACCCATGCGAGTACCACCGACACCAGAACGCAGCAGTTGGATGCCTTTGGTACCAGCCATGCCAGGAAGAATAGCCGTACCAATGAAACCAGTCGTATCAATGGCACTCTGGTTCTCCTTGTAATAGTCCCCCCAAGAGTCATCCACCTTACGAAGAGTATCTTGCACATCCCATTTATCGCCACCTACATAGTCAACAATGGTATTGGCAATGCTGAGGCCGCCAGAAACAGCAGCAGCGCCGACGCCCTTAGTGAGCGCATCGCCAATGCGCGTGAGTGGGCCAGCTTTCAGATCAAGCGTATCAGATGCGAGATTGATAGGGTGAAATTGCAGATCATCGTCCATGATTTGGCTCTCTTGGTTTGCGGTTGGTCTTATCTATGCAGTTATTTCTTGGGCGCACGAATGTCGCTAGCTGCTGGGTTGAAGAGCCAGTCCATAGTGCCAGCTATGCTAGAGTTCCGAGCAGCAGCAACGCCGCGAACATCTTGCATCAGTGCACGCTTGATGGATTCAGGCTTCATCAAGTCTACCTTGATAGGGCCGCCAAATGCGCCAGCAGCTCCCAGCGTAAAGGCGTAGGAGTCTTGCGTGCGGAAGCCATAGAGATCATACTTGAGATCTTCGTAGTTCTTTCTGGCGCCAGCACGGTAGTACTGAGCAACGGCATCAGCTGCATCCTCCGGCGCCATTTCCCGACTTGCCACCTTATCTCGAATGACTTTCAGGGCACGCTGCTCAGTCTCAACGCCAAGCTGTGCAGGATTGCCAGCAGCAACAGCAGCAGCTTTGATAGCGTGGACAAGTGGGTTGTTTGCAAGATGTGCCACGCGTGCGTCACCATTCTGAATGGCGTCAAGCATGACATTGGGGTTGACCTTGTACGGCATCCCAGGCATCTTGTCCCATTTTGGGTCGGAAAGATCAGAGCCTTTCGTAGCCATCGAAGCACCTTCGACTGCCTGCTGCACCTTGTCACCTGCAAGCTCAAGCTGCTTATCCATGGGCATGGATTTAAGGCCAGGGTTGAGTGCCTGCTCCGTCGGAGAGTTCAGGCGCTCCATCTCATGACTTGTCAACACTTGCATACTCTGCAAGAAGCCTGAGCGTCGTGCATCCGTGGGATCATTGGCAAGAATCTGCGGTGCCTTGCGAGCAGTCTGCAGAGTCTGTACCCAGGAGTTGCCAAGGTTGCCAGTGTTGGCAGTATCGACGAGAGCCTGCGCAACTTTGGGATTCAGTGTCTTGAGCTGTGCTTTGGTGACTGGCTCCTTGAAGCCAAACATGGGGCTGACAAGCGCAAGACGCTGATTCAGAGCAGCGTCGTCTTCCATTTCTGCCTTCATCTTTGCTAGGCGCATGTTCCGCAGCTCGTCCATTTCAGCGCGCCGTGAGCGAGCATCAGCGGCATTCTCCTTGCGTACTGCATTGTCAAGCTCAAGGCGAGCAGCTTTGAAAGAATTGTCGTTCACGCGGTCAATGATATTAACCTGCTGCATCTTCATCGCAGACAGTCGGCTGGCGTTTTCCAGCTCATGCTGAGTGAGCACAGACTGAGACTGCATTGCACGGGCTTTGGCATCTGCCAGCTTGGCATCGCGGATGGAATCAGCACTGTTAGCAACCACTTGCTTGTTCAGATTCTCCATCATGCCCGTGCGGACAGCGATGTTTTGCGAGGCGGCGCCAACGGCTGTAGCCGCATTGTTCACGCGGTTTGCCACAGACGGCAGATTCATGCGACCAACGATATACCCCAGAGGATCATCGAAGAAGTTCTGATTCGTGATCTGCGTGTATTCACCGAGGGCCTGTTCATGCTCAGAGGTGGCACGATCAAGCAGAGAAATGCTACGCTGAATCTGATTCTCAGCAACAGTGCGATCAAGGCCCAGCAACTGTTGGTTCTGCTCTTGTTGCTTGTTGCGCGCGAACTCAATAGCCGCAGTCTGACCTGCTGCCTCTTGTGCAAGTGTAATAGCAGACTGTGCCTGAGCGGCAGATTGCCCACCAAGTTCAGCAACTCGTGCTGTGTCCGCCTTGAGCGCTTCGCCTGCATCAATCAATGCGCTATTCGCCACATTCGTGCCACCGATGATGTTGCGGACCATCTCGTCAATGTTCATTTATGTTTCTCCTGTATGCCTGCTGGCATTAACCTTGCAGCGCCGCTGGCGTATGGAATTCATCCTTCAGCCGATCGAAGAATTCGACGCCAACCTTCTCAACAACGTCAGCTGGCATGATGTATTCGTTATTGGATACGGCAATCGGCTGTTTGCCGTCAACAATGGCAGGGATGCTGTCGCTGACACCGGTGCCTGGACCCTTGATCTGGCCACCATCTGCCCAGCCAAAGAAGCTGCTGATAACATCGCCCCAGTGACTTACTGTGTCGCTGACAGCGCCAACAGGATTGCTGAGTACATCCCCTGCAACATCCCCCCAATGAGAGACTGTGTCACCAACAAACCGCGCGTCATTCGCCACACTATCCAGTGTGTTGCTTATATAGCTGCCAGTAGCGCCAATCGGGTCAGTGAAGGAATCGCGTGCAAAGTAGAAAGCATCACTCAGCTTCTCACCGCCACTGCGTGCGATGTTGCCTCCGCTCAAATCATCCACAATGCCGAGCGCAGTTCCCACAACAGGGATGTAATTCATGCCAACACGAGCAGCGCCAGCGAAGCGATCATCTTCATCTTCAGCGGTCAGTGCGTTGTAGCCGCCAATGACAGCACCAGCATGAGGCACAGCCTTCTTGCCCAAGGTCTCAGCCAGAGCAGCTTCAGTGCCTTTTCTGATAGCTAACTGCGTGGCTGCACGCTCAGGATTGGCTGCAAAGTTCAGGGCCATGCCAGCATTGCTGAGGTCGCCGGCAAGTCCAGATTCGCCTGCGGCCTTTGCACCAATGCTGCTAAGATTGGTCAGTGCGCCACCAAGAGCTAGATCGCTTGGAGTCCTTGGCAAGGCGGAGTTGACTAGGCCCGGAATCTGGTGCGCACCTCCAGGGCCAGCTATCCCCAGATCAGACAGCGCACGGAAGGGAGCAGCACTACCACCGCCGAGTGCGCTCATGCCTTGTGGCTTGAACATTTCCACAGACGGATTTAAGCTGCGACGCGAGCCGCCAGCACGAACTACGCCACCGTCAGCGTAGCCCTCAGGCTTTTTTGAGGCACCGCCAGTCTGGCTGCCAGCCAGAAGTTCTTGTGCCACCAGCTTGGCAAAGCTATCCATCTGCGTGTTGGCAGTGAAGCCTACATCAAAGCGAGAATCTTTGCGAAGTTCCGCTGTCTCTTCCGGCTCAGACGTAGATTTGCGACCGCCGCGACCGACAAGGCCACCATCTGCAAAGCCCTCGAAACTGCCCCAGTCGTCAGCGGCTGGCTGTGCGTACTCATTCATTGCCGCTGCCCAGTCCTGCTCGAAAGTATCTTGCGGAACTGCAGGAGCTGCGGGGGGCTGTGCGTACTCCGTAGTGGCAGCTTGCCATGCCTGCTCAAAGGAATCGCCGCCGGCGCTAACCTCAGGGATGTAAGGAAGTTGCTGAGTCAGCGCACTGCCAGTAGGAACTGCAGCAGTGACAGCACCACTTGGCTGCAAACCAGGCAGCTGCTCAACGCCGCTGACAGCTGGCGCACTGGTCACAGGTGCGGCAGCTTTCTCGCCAGCCTTGCCACCAATGCCAAGTTTCTCAAGAACGCCAGCCTTGCTGAGTGCCTGCAAGATGGCAAGGTTACGCAGAGAGCCCATCTGATCGACGCCATCAGTGCGCTTAGCACCCTGCGTTGCCTGGGCAATAGCGGTGCCAGCTTGCGTTTGTGTCTGCAGATTGGCCAGCTGCTGTTTGACAAGCTGATCCTGCGCAGAGACAGTAGTCTGCTGAAGCAGCCGCTGCAACGCTTGGCTGATTGCGCTGTTATTGCCAGTGCGAGCGCCAATGGCGTTGGAGAGTGCAGGCATGAGGCCTTGAATCTGGCCAGCTGCCTGCTGGAAGATGCTCTGCAATAGCGCAGAATTGTCCATGCCCTTGAGGCCAGACACTGCACCTTGCAGCACACTGGTATCCCCAGGGCTGACAGTGGTAGTAGTTGGGCCTGCAATAGCACCAGTGAGGAGCTTGGACAGCGCCTCATCAATTGGACTTGTGGCCGTAGGAACGGTAACTTGCTTTTCACCAGCCATGATTGATTCCTCTCAAAAATTCACTGTCATCAGTATATGACGAAACTGCAAGGACGAGCATTACTAATCCCGGCGGCGCATGCTAAACTTGTCAAGACTGCGGAAGCCAAGATAGGCAGCAGCAGGAGCGAGCAAGATACTTGCAATTTCCCAATTGGCCCCGCCAGCTGTAAGCTTGGCTGCATGAGCCAACTCAGAGGCAAAGATATAGACGACAGTAGCGTACCAGCTTTGTCGTGCCATCATGGGACGAGTGCGACGCACATACTCATCTTGCGCCACATCACCCCCGCGAATGGTATCTTGTTGCTCCTTGTGCTCTGCCTGCGCGTCTTGCAACTTGGCCAGCGTAATAGTTCGCAGGTGCTCGCGGATGCTGGCAGCTTCTTGATTCGCCAGTTCTTGCAGCTTCACGCGCGTAGCCGGATCGCTCTGCAGCATTTGCAGTGCCTGTGCAGGATCATCGGTGCCTGTGGCACTGCTAATAAGGGAGGCGCCGGCAGCGATTGCGCCCTGCACATTTCCAGTCAGCAAGCTACCTACGAGAGCAGCTCCACCCGTCAGATTCTTCTTGACCCATCCACCTACTTCGGACCACTCCATGAGATTCTCCTAGTCTGCGAATGCGCGAATGTTGTTACGGATATTGTTTGTGCGGCAGCTGGAAATGCGGGCCATCTTTGAAAGTGCGCCAGTCACCTCCCCACTCAATAGGGACATTGAGCTCCTTAGCTGCAAGCTTCATAGCATCTGCAATCTTCGAGTAGAGAGGCCAATCCCAGCGAACCTCATCACCTACAAAAGCAGCCAGATCAACTGCCTTAGCGTAGCCATCAGTCCCTGGAATGTGACGGGAGTTGAGAGTGCGCGAGGCACCGGCGTCCCGCAATTCCAGCTGCTTCTGCGGTGTTCTTGCCCCTTCCGTGACAGCAAAGTCAATTACTGTCAGCTCAATGGCGCGATCAACCACCCGAACAAGATCAGGATGCACGTCTTTGAGTTTGCCCCAACTGCGCTCAGAAAGAACAAATGCCATTATACACTCCAATCAGTATAAGAACCGTCAGTGTAGAGGACTCGCAGGGTTGTGGAATTCGGCTTGTAGATAGAACTTACCATCTTGCCCACTGGCTGGATGTTTAGCATGACGCCGGCGCTACCTAGTCCTGTGGCAACGATCTGCTTGATGCTGGCATCTGCTGCTGGCACAGTTGATTGCATTGCGCCAGCAGCACTCAGGTAGTAAGTCGTGCCAAGTGTTGTGCCAGAGACGCCCTTACACATGCCACTGCCGAAGATGCAGGCACCGTCACTGCCAGAGGCGATGCCCAGGGGCATATCACAGATGGCATGAGCAGGCTTTGTAAGTGTAGCAGCGTCAGCAAGACTGGCAGCTAAACGACTACCGTCAATGCTAAGCGTAACAAGTGCGCCGTAAGGAATCGTCTCCAAAGCACGCACATAGATGCGCCGACCGCGAGAATTGCTCAGCCCTGTGAATTGGTCAATGATCGCCTGCTCACTTGCGTCATACTGAATCACACCAGTGAGATAAGAGAGCTGCTGAGCCAGCACGCTGACGGCGCGATAGAGAGGCGCCACGAGCGACGCCTTCTCATCATCTAGACCAGAAGGTAAATCTGGCAGCCCTGTGTTGATGTTGAATGCTGGCATCAGTTGCTCCCTGATCTCACACCTTCAAGGATCATGGTGCTCAGGTTGAATGTGCCTTCCACAACAACGTTGAAGTTCTTGCAATCAATCATGTCACCAAAGACCCGGAAGTTGCCGGCGCTAAGCACTTCCGTGAGCTGAATGGCAGGCTCCAGCGTAGCTCCGTCGTAGGAAGGCTGGACGTAGACACGGCCACTTTCCATGTTCTCAACTTCAGCTCGATTGAACTGGATATTACCAGTGCGTGTAAGCTGAACACGGCCAATCACGACGACAGCCTCATCCTCAGCAGTTCGCGCCTCATCACTCCAGACGGCAATCTTAATCTCGCCCGTATTAAGAAGGAATGCCATTCCATGCTGGGCAGCAACTAGATCGCTACTAGCAGTCTGCGTCTGCTCATAGGTCAGCGGGGCTGTGGCAGAGTAGGAGATATCCCCCATCATTGAGTAGGTGATAGGTGCTGTGATCTGGCCGTAGTTGTAGTAGAAGCAGTCTTTGTGGACAAGGCGCAATTTGCCCCAGCGCTTTAACGTCTGGTCATAGACCAGGGCGTAACTGAATACACCAGGAAACGTGCCATAAGAGATGACGATATAGCGATTAGCGACAGCTGTAATCTTTGTGAAGAGGTCGAGTGACATGCCAGCTTGAGACAGCGTCTGCGTTGCAAAGTTGTATCGCTCAATCTGCCTGCCGGCAATGAAATCACTGACTTCACTGTGGTCGTTCTCAGCACTGTTGAGAGAAATCTTCTGAATACCTGCAGTAGTGTACGCAATCACATAGCCGAGACTGCCTTCCACAGTGGCCTGCTCATAGGTAGAGAGTCCGCCAGCGCCAGGAATGGCACGGAACACCCAAGGAGCTGCCAGATTCTGCGCCATGTAGCTTGCAGCCACGGCATTACGTGAGGTGAAGATGATGACACCGCCAGGCACAGCAATGCAAGCTGTGATTGGACCCTTAACATCCTCTGGAACCTGCACACCCGCACCCGTAAAGGCACCGTTAGCATAGATGGTGAAGTCAAACGCTGTGCCATTGAATGGTGCCCAAGCCACTGCCAGCCCAGACCAGACAATAAGATAGCCATTAGAGGAAGAAATGCCGTCAATCTCACCTACTGCGAATGGAAGATTGGCAATCAACGCGCCGGCAGGGTCAAGGGACTTGGTGGCAGGATTCCACGCCAGGATACTCATATCCATGGGCGTCACATCGTTGCTCTTGAGCCGAGAATAGCAGACAAAGGTCTTGCCATCCACATAGGCATAGGTGACGGGACTGACTGCTGGATTCAGCGTAGGATCGACAACAGTTGGCGACCAGATAGTTGCCCACAGCTCATAACTCCAAGCGCCAACGGCGTCGTCGTAGGTGTAGTTCTTGCCTGCTGACGGAGAGTACAGGACCACATTCTCGTCGGCGTCACGCAGAGGAAAAATCTGGTTGAAGTCTGAGTTGACAGACGGCGCAATGAGCTGAGAATATCCTACAGATCGCAACCCCTCAGTGACTGGCATGAAGTTCTCGCCATAGACAACCTGTGCCATGTTGTAGTCAACAGATTCAGGATCACCCATGAACGTCTTTTGCACTCGTGCAGGTGCATCGAGTCCGGGAATGAATACAGCCCGCTGGCCCTTAGTAGATACCAAGGGGAAGCGAGCTGCATTGAGTGCAACCTTGAATCGTTGGACTGCCATATTATTCCTTGCCTTGCTTTCGGATGATTGCAGCTGTACGTGCTTCAATAACCTTTTCAATGGCGAACAGCAGGCGCGTTGCCATGTGACCGCCGACACCAGCAGCAGCAGCTGCAATTCCCACAGGCTGCCCGTAACTGGTGAGGATCATGAAGACACCTAAACCAACGAAGCCGCTGGTAAAGATTTCTCCTGCTAGTTCAATGAGATTGAACATTCTGGTATGGCCTTGTTTGACGCGATGGTACCAGTTGATAAGTCCGCCGGCGAATGCCATGCCAAGTGCCAAAACCCAGGTACCACGCGGCCAATTAGTTGGATCAGAATCAAGCATGCTGTTTGTTGGTTGAGTTGTAATAGCCACCATTGTGCCAGAGCATGTAAGCTGGCCAATAAGCTAATTCTGATTAGGGAGTCGTGGGAGGCGCCGGCGGGAGAGCCGCCTTGATAGCAGCGATGCGATCATCCAGTGCCTTGATCTTGGCAAACCAAGGCTTTGCGCTGGCGCCAGGCTGCTCAAGCAAGAACTCCCGCAGGGTGCGCGGCATCAATTCATTTTGCTCAATACTCTTAACCTGCGCCATACCTTCAGCATACGTGGCAGCATCAATCTGCTCTTGACTCTTGCGAGTAAAGACGACGTAAGGTGCAGTGTCCTGCTCATTGCGGAAATAGAGTTTCTCGCTATAGTCTGCGGGCGGTACAGGGTCAGGAATCTCCGTGATGCCGTAGCGTTCACGATTCTCAGGAATGGTGAGGTTGATACCGTGAGCGCCATCAGGTGCCGTGAACGGTGCGTAGATGTTGACCTTGCGGCCTTCTTGATTGATGAACATTTTGTTACCTCGCAAGTGCGTATTTGAAGGGAGCCTCGGCAAAGGCTGCGAAGATGTAGGTGCCGCCGACGCCATTCCACGCTGCGTTTACACCATCACGAATTTTGAAGCCGCTACTAGTGAAGTCAAGCGCGGCGATGCTGGCCTCCGCGTTACTGGCTGCCGGGATCAAGTACAGAGAAGACACGTTGCTGGAGTCGCGGGCGGCGTCAAAGACGTACCAATTTTGGGTGCCGTTACTTTGCTTAACCAACACATACCGCGGCCTAAACCCGCAGTACACAAACGGGCCATCAGCACTGCCGTTGCCTATATAGCTGCCGAACTTGGAATAGCCGGGGATTTCTGCGAAGCAGTAGGCCACGAAGTTATACGCCCCGAAAGCAGAGCCGGTCGTGAAAACGGAGCTGGTAGGCTCGGTGTCATTCCATGCCCCAGTCCCTGCCTGTTGCCCAATAGTATCGTTCAAGTATAGGAAGTAATTTGCGGACGGAAGTGACTTATGCCACACAAACCACCTAACCGTCCCTTCGGTTCTCGCTTTAAACAATACGAGCTTGGGCGCAACCCCCAGCCCATGCCCAACAGTGTAAACGGCGGCGGCCGGCTTGGAGAACGTAACGATGCTGAACCCAGCCTGCGTGTTCGCGCTCACCTGAGAGGTGATGCTGCCAGCGGTGTTGGTGACGGCAGCGCCCCCTGCTTTCCATGCCCAACCAACGCTGCTACCAGCAGGTGCGACATACGTGGTTTCCGCCGCTGTCGTATTGCTTTGCAACACAGCAGAACTTCCACGCACCGTGTCAATCAACTGATGATTGTTGACGTTGCCACGATCCTTGATCCACTCGAAGAAGTTGCTGGGGTATAGCGCCTCAGTGGTGGTCTTGATGTTCGCGCCAGTTGCCAGTGCGATGTTGAAGTGATCGCTGGGTTTGCTGATGGCAGGTGTTGGCAGGTTGCCAGTGTGCAGAGCTTTGAAGCCTGCTGGCGGTGTGTAGGCGAAGGGGCGCTGGCCGAAGTTTGCGTACACCGTGTTTCCGCAAACTTGATTCACCACGAAAAGACCAGCGGGCAAGGACGTGATAGTGGGGTTTGCTCCAGTAGCTGGGTTGCCGGTGGTCCCTCCTGCGCTGTCATACCAGACGTTATTTTTCCCCAGCCAAGCACGATTGTTCGTGCAATCTAATGCGATCTGGAATACGTCACCAGCGCCAAGTGCAGCGCCAGAAATCGGCGTTGTTGCTCCGTTGGCGGAGAGGTGGAAGTTTCCCGCTGCGCCGCAGTAAAGAACCCAGGCGCCTGCAACTGCGTATAGGGTAGAGGCAAGGCTTGGAACGGCGGAACACAGCCCGAAGGAGACAATGTTACCTGATCCGCCGGCGATGCTGGCCGTGGATTCACCATAGAACAAACCCGAACTTGGGGCTACTACGGAAGATCGAACCCCTAGAAATGAAGAAGCACCATTGCTGGCAGCAAGATTTCCATCGGCTACGGTGCAGGCTTTATCCAACGGATTCAACGTGCAGTAATTCCCACGCTCATTCCCACCCCGCCCCAGTGGCACATCTAGCATCCAGTCATACGTAGCACCAGCAGTCAAGCTGATGTTCGTGGCAGTCCAGTTGTTGCCATTGCCTGAGCGATCTTGCGTCAGCGTCGTGGTGCTGGTGCCATCGTTGAACGGCAGATAGAACCCATTGGCGCCGTAAGTGCCTGTGTACTTCTTGGCAACCCACTGGCCTGTGGTAGGGCTGATTTCACCGAAGCTGGTGGGGGCGAGGGCTTGGCCGTCGATGAAGTTGACTTCGGAGAGGTAGCCGTCGAGGTAGAACGCCTGAGCCGGGGCGTTACCGAGATACTGAACATTGGTAGCTGCTGCTTGAATCGCCTGATTCAGCGCAGGGTAATTCATGGTTGCAAATGAAAGTTGCACCCCATTGTGGTACGCCTTAAATCTGTCGCTGGCAGTGGCCTGTGTTGAATCGTACGCGAAAATGAAATGTGACCATGCCGAGGGGTCACGGAATGCAGCAGTCGTCCAGCCACCAGTCGCGCCTGATCCCTCGAAGAAGAATCTCAAGGTGTCTTGGTACAGCTCGGACAGGAATATGTTTGCGCTGGTCCCCGTGTTTCCGTTATACGCTAGCACTTGTCGAGCAGTTGTCGCATCAAGTGCCCCACGCTTGATTAAGAGTGACCACGTAAAAGTAGTGCTGCTCGTTGAAGGGGAGGTTAAAGTCCGCGATAGAAACGCACTCGCACTCCTGCGAAACCGCAAACTGCGATCAATCTGATAACTGCCTCCGCCACCAATGGCGTCAGCATTGCAAAGCATCGTCATGCCAGATTCTCCGAAACAGTCACATAGACGTTCGTGCCATTGCAGTAGTAGGCGCACTTGTAAGTGCCTGTGGCGCTGATAGCAGCGAGACTGGCTGCGCTGATCTTGGTCGTGACTGCTGCTGCGATGGCGTAATTGGCGCCGTTGACGAGAATGATGATGCCGCTCTGGCCTGTTGCTGCTGCGATGTTGGTGAAGGTGAGCGTGCCGCCAGCGGTGGGTGTGCAGTTGAATGTCTGCGCTGCGTTCAGATCAAAGCTGAGATCAGCATCCACCAGGGGGGTAGATCGTTGCGATCCTGCCCAGCTTTGATCCTGCGCCAGCAAGTCAAAGTTCTCCCAGACAAGATTGTCAGCACGCCGGCGAATCATCTGCCCAGCAGCAGCAGCAGTAATCAGTACGTCATGCAGCTCCTCCAGCTCATGCCCGTTCTGCACGTTCACATAAATCACACCTGCGCTGGGGTGAGCATAAATACAGTAGCCAAGAAAGACTGCGTGATTAGGCGCCGACGGGCGAGCCGTTGTGATGGTTCCCGGCGTGCCAGCCGATAACCAGAGCGCGTCGCCATCGACAAAATCACTGGTATCAAGACTCACGAACAGGCCACCAGTCACGACATAGCCAACATCATTGTTGGCAATATCAGCCAGTACAAGGCCAAGTGTTTTGCCTGACGTAGCTTCAGCGTCAGCGTCAGCCAGCATGATAGTGGGCACCTGGCCCGTGGCGCCGTTCACATAGACAGCACTGCGCTTGGTAATCGCAGCGCCAGTAGAGTTCCTCACTCGCAGCATGAACGGTTGTCCAAGCTGCTGCTTGTTGCCACCCTCATCGTAATAAGCTGGAGCACCAGCAGCTTCATCCCAGAAGAGCCGGCCACTTACACCACTACTTGCAGGATCAGGAAGGAAGCGCAGCAGATCAATGTAAGCAGACGTGCCAACAGTGCCAATTGTGGCATTGGCAAGAATCTGCTGGAGATAGGCTTTGAGTGCGCGGAACTCAAGCGCCGCAGACTCGACAGGCTGACTTGCTACTGGTTGAGTAACTTCTGTTGCGTTAGGTACGTAGGGCATTTCAATGATCCTTAGGAAACAGAGCCGACCAGATAGTCAGACAGAAGCTGCTCTTTGAAAGGCTGCACATGAACCTTGTTGGCATCTGCTGCCATCTCAGCAAAGCCAGAGCGTGCCCATACAATGGCAGAGGCCCAAAGAGCAAGCTCGTCTGGGTGATTGTCTGCAATCCAGCTGGCGTAGGTAGCCTCAGCTACATCGGGATTCTGGTAGTAGAAAACTTCCAAGTTGCCGGTCGCAGCCGTTGGGTAGATGCGCAAGGTGTCGCCGATGCGCGTGAAGATATGCTGACGACGGTTGTTGTCCTTGTCATATACGTCATCGTTCGTGCGGTATTCCAGCTCTTCCGCCGGGGCGCCAGACGCGTCCAGACAGCGAAGAAGTTGAAAGGCCCGCAAGCGCAAGATGCTGCCAGAGATATTAGGCAGATCGTAGTACAGTGCGCTGGAAGATGGCGAATATGACAAGGGCGCGATGGCAAGGTCGCGCTCAAAGAAGTCAGTGTGATGCGCACGCAACGTTGCCACGCGAATAGCAGCATCAGTCTGAGCAACCAGTTCAGGCCGCTTAGTCTGTGCTATTACTAGCGTTCTCATTTCCGCAAACGTTGTCATGGCATCACACTCCGTAGTTCAAGGGTTACTCAGCAATGTCAGGGCCAGCTGCATCAGCTGCTGCCACTTTGGCAGGCGCGGCGATCAGGCCTTCCTTACTTGCATGAGTGTAAATCTGCGAGGCAGCTTTGTCAGCCACCTTATCCAGCTCCGCGATGATGGCAGGGTCAGATGTAGTGAACAGGCCACCCAGGAAGTGCACTTCAAGGCCATCAGGCATGATGAAGCGGGCACCTTGGCAGGAATGGCGATAGGTGCGCGCATTCTTGTCAGTGAGGGAGGTTTGCGTGTTGGTGACGACTTCACCGACGCGAACAGTTTGCGGCGCCGCAGGTTGAGCAGCAAGGGCAGCTTGCGCTTTTGCTGCAGCCTGTGCAGCAGGATTGAGAGTGTTGGTCGAGTTGACAGTACCGACAGCCATGATGTTTCTCCAGAAAGTTTGGTTGGTGATTGGAATTTGCTAGCAAGTGCTGGCACGGGAAAAGGGGGCCGAAGCCCCCTTGTCTTGAGTTGCCTCTTTCGAGGCCTTCAGCTGTTAGCCTTGTGCGCCAGCCGTGAAGTTGTAAATGATGCCGAACGCAGCCGGATTCTTGATCGTACTGGTCAGCTCAGTGGTCAGCGTGCCGCCTTCAGCATCCAGGCCGTTGTCAACCACAGCACCGGAGGCGTTGTAGTTGGCATCGCTGGTCTTGCGCAGATAGGCCAGAGAGAAGGCGTTCAGATCACAGACCACGGCCATCTTGGCCCACGGAGCAGCAGCACCGAAACCATTGAACAGCGGGTGCTCAATCATTTCGAAAGTACCGCGCGGCGTGCGGATGGTGTCAATCTGCAGGCCCCAAGCAGTCTCGCTGCTAGTGATCTGGTAGGTGGCGTTCAGACGAGCAATCGCATGAATCACGCGGCGAGCAGTACCTCCGACGAACATCGTGCGGATGTTGCCGCCCTTCGGATCAGTCACAGTTTGCAGGCACGGATCGAGAGCAGCTTCCAGCTGAGTCCAGTTGGTAGTAGCCCCCAGCGTGGTCACGTTGCCAGCAGCAGCAGCGGTGACACGCGGAATGATACCTTCCATGGTGTGCAGCGGCTGGCCATTGCGGGTGCCCATGAACTTCTGGCCGAAGAACAGAGCCTTCTCGATTGCCATCGCATGCAGTGCAGCACAGTCTTGCTTGCTTTCGCCGACGTAACCAGCGCCTGCGATCTGCGGAATGGCAGCAGCAGTCTTGGAGACTGCCCAGGAATTGCGGAAGATCTGGGTGTAGTTGACGTAGCGCGCGGCGACGATGCTGACAGCCGACGGACGGGTGCTGGCTTCTTCGTGCGCATTGCCGATGGAGCGCAGAACTTCACCGCTGGCCATTGCAGCGGCAGCAGTGGAGCCGACGCCGCGCATGACAGCAATGTGAGTTGCATCAGTCAGTGCAGTCACCAGGACGATCTCGCCAGTGGTCTGGTTCCACAGCAGTTCGCCAACAGGAATGTTGTCGTAGGCGGCCACGGTGAAGGCAGTGGCGACACCGTCGGCAACAGCAGCGCCGAGAGTCACAGACGGGAAGATCATCGACTTGCTGAAGTAGCCATGCTCGATGTTGCTGGCAGTCTCATCTTTCAGGAGCGAGGTGAGGCCAAACAGCGGAGCAGAACCATTCGGCATGAGCCGAGTGATGGCAGAGGCAAACGAGATACCATTGAGGTTGCTCGGTTGCGTAGGGGTAGCAGAAGAAATCAGACCGACAGCCATGATAGTTTCCTTTCAAAGAAATGAGGCTTATTGAGAAGAGAAGAGATTACTGCTCAAGAAGGTAAGCGAAATCACCTTGCTTGTTCTGGTTGGCAGAAGCGTCTTGGGAGGAAGTGTTGGGGTTCAGTGCAGTTGCCATCTGCGTGAAGTATGCTTCAGCTTGCTGTTGCACTTCAGAGGGAGCCAGGTTGGGGTTGGATGCTGCGATCTGCATCTTCACTGCGTTGAGCACAGGTGCCACAGCGGGGTGAGTCAGAGTTGCATTGGATGTATTTTGATTGCGAAGTTGCAAATCACGGAAGCGCGAATCCAGCGTAGAGCTCAGGCGATCAGCTCCAGTGCGTACGCCGTTCTCAACAAGGCCGTGCGAGAGCTGAGCTGCTGCTGCGAAAGCTTCACGCGCCGCAGTATTGATGACTTCACTGAAGGCATTGACATCACCTTGCAGTGCAGCTTGCATGCGCTCTTGCGGAATGTTGGCAGCGAAGTTGGCAGTTGCAATCTGCTGTTTGAAAGCAGCAGGATCAAGCGGGCCGAGGATGGGATCAGCCATCGTAGGTGCCTTCTTGGCATTGGGATCAGCTGCTTTCGGTGCGAACAGATTCGTGAAAGCATCGAGGCCAGTTGCGGGGGCTGCTTGCGGACCACCTGCTGGTGCGGCGCCGGACTGGCCATTCATGGCAGCAGGATTGGCGGCAGGGTTTGCAGGTGATTGCTGCTGACTGGCAGGGCCACCTTGCGATGGTTGCTGCGCAGCTGCCGGAGCAGGAGTGGTTGGTTTCGGGGCGGTGCCGAAGATGCCAGGAAGAAAGGCCATGATTACTCTCCAGAGTTGGTAGTTGGTTGGTTTGCTTGGTGGTCCACGAGCTCTGCAAGGAGCTCTTCATAAGCACCTACGTAATTACGCAGGCGTTCATGCTCGATGATAGCTTTCACTTGCTTTGCCGGATCGGCTTCGTAAGGAAGGCTAGATTCAACAAGTTGATTGGCGTATGCTTCAATCTTGTTTTGTAGGTAGGCCAGGAAGTAGGGGTTTGCTGACATGGCGATGTTGAGTTCATCCGCTGTCAACGCTACCCGGAAGAATCGACTTCCTGTATCTTGTTTCGTGCTCATGTTATTCTTTCAGAGTCTGCTGGTTTCAGGGCATCGCGGGGCCAGGTGCAGGAGGATTCGTAGCTGCTGTCGTCTGTGCGAGAGTTCCGAGGAACTGCTGCTGCTGCTCAGGATTGCGCTTGAAGTCTTCCAGCCAGTAGGCGCCACGCAGTTTAGCCCAATAGAGGAACATGCCCATCACGTCATACTCAGTTGCGACGGCAGGCAGAGCCTGAGCAGTCTGCATGAACACGGTCAGCAGCTCGCTGTTCATCATCTTATCTGCGGGCAACATACCATCAGTCATCTTGAATTCGAGGATACTCTCGCGCAGCTTGACTGGATCGACTTCAACTTCTTTGCGCTCACTGCGATTGAGCATCTTGGCAGCTGGTTGGAACTGCAAGGTGTTGTCACGAATCGTCTCTTTAACAGGATTCATGAACTGATGCTCAATCACCATCGAGCTGAGCTGCTGGCGACTATTGCTGTTGCTCATTGTCTCGGTGAATTCCGTCTTGGTCTTGTTGCCTTTCTGGAACTGCCCGCGATCAACTTTATTTTGCCCTGCGGCGCTATCTGCCATTTGCGAAATCATTTCGCTCATTTGCAGATTGGCACTGCTGTTATCTTCCCGATAGGGAATCTGATAGACAGCGCGGGCAATGGCATTGTCATCTTTAGCCATCGCCACATTGCGCAGCGGGATGCGACTGACACTGCTGACAGCATCAATGTCCTTCTTGTCGATCATGCGCGGATTGTAGATCAGACGATCAAAGATCAGTCGGCGCTTGGATTCCAGAGAGATATTCCATAGCGAACTGCTCATGTCTTGGAAGGGCAGAGCGTTGTCCAGCATGGATTGCGTCTGATAGCCCAGACCATCTTCATTGGGCTGCATGATAAATGCAGGCAGGAAGTCATGTGCAGTATTCACCTCCTCAACGAAGAGTACATGGTTCCAGTTGATAATGATGCCCTTGTACACCTTGACTTGATTGCCACGGCCACCAAAGTCAGATGGCAGCGCGCGGCAGTAGAAACGCGTGATGACGTAGTTGTTCTTGTAGTCAATCTTGTTCTGATTGTTGAAGCCAGGCAAGCCCATCCAAGTACCCCAGTTATCTGTGGTGTATTGGGCAGAACCAAGATCAAGATACTGATTGATGGTGGGATGATGGTAACCAAGTCCAGTTGAGGCGTCTGCGGATGCGCCGGCAAACCTGGATTCCAGTGCCTCCTTGGCTGAGGTGGTCTTTTGGGAATCAAGGACGGAGATAAGACGTTTCAGTTGCACGCGGCTGATGATCTCATTGTAGCCAAAGAATTCACCATCAGAGTGCATGTTCCCAGGCTGCACTGTCATGTCCATGAAGCAGTTGTAGGGATCGACGCGCGTGATGCAGTTGCCGCCGTAGCTGTACTCTTTCAGGCGGGCCATGCCAGCAGCTGTGATGTTCGTATCTGTAACTATCTGCTTGAGTGGGGTATTCTTCCACTCCACGATGGCAGCGCCAAAGTTATATTTGAAGCCATCACGGAACACCTTGATGAGTTCTCGTGCCCAGCCATATTTGATGCTCTGATCCCCCATCGCAGTCTCAAACTGCATTGCTGCGTCCATATTGCCGGGATAGCTGACGACGCCAAAGATAGGATTGCTGGTGAGATAGACGCCGGCTTGGTAAGCGACAGCAGACTCCACCTGCGGCATCACGATGGGGACAGTAATGTCCTGAATCTTGCGAGCATCACCACTCATGTTACTGCGCACAGCCTTGATGTGCTCAGCAGTCGTGTTGAGTTGCCGCTGATAAGCACGATCACGATAACGCAGCAGCGTACGGAAATCTGAGCGAGCAGAATTGTGACGCTCAGCACAGCTCTTTGCGTAGGCTAGGAATTCCTGGCGCTGAGCAATGGTGAGCGTGTTGACAATGCTGATGGGAGATGTTGTTGCCATGTTCTTTCCACGGTTGGAAGGTGTACGGAGACGCCGAGGCGCTAGAAGGATAGAGTCAGTGTATCAGAGTGCGCTGCCATGCCCACGTGAGAATCCACCTCGAATGTGTTCTTAACAATGAGTGTGTCGTAATCCTGCATAACCTCTTCTACGTAGCCGATGGGGTCAATCACGTCATCGCGGTTATTGATCTTAAGTGGATTCCACTCGGTGTACTGAGATAGCACGATGCTGCGCACATTCGGATGGAGATAAATTTCTCCTGCTAGCAGTTTGAGTGCGCCCTTCTTGATGCGGTTGTTCTTGGCACGGCCCTTCGGCGACGTTGGCATGAACTCGAAACCAGAGATTCCCTCGTCTTCGCAATACTTATTAAACCAGAAGAGAAGAGTTGACTGGTAGGCAACATCCTCCACACAGATAAGGCGAGTATTTCTTGCCATTCCCATGCGCAGAGCTTCCTTGATGGTTTCTAGTGGGCTGAATGTTCCAGCCTTTAGCTCGTCAAAGATGGGCTTGCCATCAATTACAGAGTAGTGCTCAATGGTCAGATCGTCGGATGTTTTCTTGCCAGAGGAAGGATCAATGAGGATGAAGCTGCCATCTGCGCCATCTTCTGCAAGAATATCAGCATACCAGACTGGCAGATGTGGAATCTTGCTGATGTCAATGCCAGATGGCGGTGCGATCTCTGTGGAGTTAAGCACCTCGCTGATGAAGATTTCAGGATGGCCCATCTCACTATCTGCCTGATATTCAGCAAGCAACTCTTCCACGGGCTTGAGTTCTTCCCACAGGCTGGTGCCATCATCAAGAATCCCGCCGACGATAAAGCTAGTCCACTGAGTATTGTTCTTAAGCTTCTCAAGAATGCAGTTCGTCGGGTACATATTGCCAACGTAGATGTACGTACAGCCGTCGTTACTGCGAGCTTTCATCAGAGTGCCAAGCACCCACTTCAGGAGCTGATCGCTGAGTTCTGGATTCTCACTGTCTTCTTTTTTCTGAATGTCATCCATGATGATGACGTCAGGGCGCGCAGATTTCCTGTTGATGCCTCGCACGGCTGTTCCGGCGCCGATAGCCTTGAGGATGATGGTGCGTCCACGGAAATGAAATACCTTCTGCTCCTTGGTGTCCTCTTCAATCTGTGATTGCCAGTTTCCAAACAAGATGCGAATATTGCGAGAGGACAGCATATCGCAGATGTCAGCCAGCGTGTTGGTGGCCAGCTTCTCTGCAGCGCCTACAATCAATATGAACTTGCGATTGGAGAAAAGAATGTACCAGAGGCAGAGCAGCTTGATAAATGTCGTCTTTGCAAAGCCGCGAGGAATGCCGATGGCAAAGCGTTCAATCTTATTCTTGAAAGCGGTGAGTATCTGGAAGATGGCAAGATAGAAAGCTGGGAAGCTGAAGACGAATTCCTCTGGCGATGTGAGCATCGAGAAGAAGTTGAAGTCGCGGCGTGCCATCTCAATGGCGGTAGCGCCATCGGTTGCAACATCCGTGAGTTCTGTGGTGTTTGCTGCTGTCACAGAATGTCCACACTTAGCTCAGTTGGGAGACGCCGCGGCGCACGAGTTGCCTGCTGGCGAGGAACACTCAGCACATCAAGGCGATCAGCAGCGCGCTCCACATCCGTGATGGCAGGAAGTGCGCCTGTAGGAATCTTGCCCGTACCAGCACGAGCTGCCAAGATGCTATCAAGGCTGGAAACAGTTGCTGAGATCATGGTCTTTCCTTCTACTTCCACGATTTCATTGCGTGTGTTGGTAATGTAGTTTACGATGTTCTGCGCTGGCAGCGTCAGATTCACATTGATGGTCGTGCTCGCGTTTGCGGCGCCCGGGAGCGAGGCGTCTCGCCGCTTCTTGGCACCATTGAGCGTGCGAAATGCCATCATGGCCTGGCCCAAACTTGCGAAGTGCAGATTCTTCTCGATGCGTTCGAGGGCTTTCTGCTCTGCTGTCTGGAGAAGGTCATCAAAGGCAATATCTGCAGCTGTGAGAGATGCTGCCTGCTTGCTGACTTCTGCCTGAATCTCAGGATCAGCTTTGAGTTGACTGATATAGCTCTCATCCACGCCGAGAGCAGCAGCGATCTGCACTCCAGGGATGCCCTGTGCAATCATGGTGATGATCTGCTCTTTGTTAAGATTCACTTTGTGGCTCCTTGCTCTCTATGCTTCGTCCAGTTTGCGGCCCGCTGGCGCGCTGGCGCCGCACCGCTTGCATACGTGTTAAGGAGATTATGCCGCAAAGCGTGCTGGCTGCATGGGAGCTAATCTTGCTGCACGGCTGCTAGTTGGTGAGGCAAGCGGAGTCTGCTAAGCAGGTGGCCAAGTACGCTAGTTGCAAATGGCGGAGCCAGGAGGTGTGAAAAAGTTTAGAAAATTTTGGAAGGTGCCATAGGATAATTAAGCCCAGCACGTTTAAAAGGGGGTTGCCCCCCCCTCTTTTCTTTGCCTTGGTATCAATGCGCTAGATATGCAGCATCTCGCGTTAGTCCCATCATGTCCTCGCACAATGTCTGCTGCATTATGGCAATGAATTCCACTAACACGGCCTCCAATTGTGCGGCGGGCATGTCTGGGATTTCTGCTGTACCTTCTGCACTGATGCGGTGTCCGTCTGCACTGATAGAGAATGTCAATTTCATGATGCTAACTCCTTGTTTGTCTGGTTTGTCTTGCAAGCCCTGCCAGCGTTGCCACTGGCAGAGCATTACAGATTAGAGCATGTCGCCTCGCGGCATCAGAGCATATCCATATCCACCACCTCGACACGGTTGGGCCGGTTCTTAATGGCTTCGATGCGGCGCACGATGAAGCTGCCGAAGTCAGTGGTCAGATCGCTGGGTTCCATCTTGGCGAGGATCAGATCGAGGTCTTGCGGCGTGTAGCTGCTCGTCTTGCCTGCCATCTTGGTGATGAGGCTCTCGTAGTGAGCGACCGCCTTGCGGAAGGCGGCGTTAGCTGCATAGTTCGGAGACTTCACCCACTTGGCGCGGGTGGCGCTGTTCCTCCAGGCTTGCTCCAATTCCTCCTTGTTCATCCAGTCGCTATTAGCGCCAGTAGCTTCGTCAATCAGAGCAGCTTCGCAAAACAGGCCAGCGTCCAGCGTAGAGGGCCAAACACTGTAGCTACTCAGCTGCTTAGAAATGATGGCCTTAGCTGCGCTATCCAGTACGGCTTCGAGAATGGCGCGATAGTTCTCAGGCACGCCACTAGCTGACAGGTTATGCCAAGCCGTAGCCGGGATGTTCAGATAAGCGGCGCGTGCTGGGTTCTTGAAGCGTGCAACAATGGCGCGCGTGACAGTGCCATCAATGCCTTGTTGTGCCGCCTCGTTAATGGCGAGTTCTTGCGAAGTGTTTACTTTGATCTGATTTGCGGTAGTCATGGTCATTTTTCCTAGTGCCTCGGGTTGATAAGAATTTCAGCAATAGAGGCGTCTTGCTGGTGTAGATATTATCGGTGCTGGCTTGCCATTTTTCAAGCGATTTATTCATCATCTTTTCTTATAGGTTTCGCTTGTCTGCCTTATCTATCAATTATCAGCACTCGCTTATATTATCTTCCACGAATATGCAATGTCGCTTATATGCAATGTCACGAATATAATTGTTGATGAACATAAGTTGCGAAGAATATTAGCAGTGATGAATATAATTAAGTGCTTATTTACAACACTTTCAAGGCCAAGATTTGCTTTGCACGCTACGAGAACTAAACGGTCATATTTAAGCTTCTCAACAAGTGGAAAATTTGGATTGATAAAATTGCCATGTCAAATCTGACAAGGGCATGGTCCACCCCTACCCCAAACCGTCAATAGTTATAGTCTAGAGCTATGCCAATAACCAAGATACTCTTGATGGTTTCTTATACCCCCCTAGCAAAATTTTCTCTTATATATTTCTAGTCTATAATTTCTATCATTTTCAAATTTGATACCCCCTATAGAAAACAAGGACAGTAGACACACAAGCATCCTAACTGATGAGTATGCATGCAATGCCTGCTGCCAACTCGTCTGAGTGATAGGTAAGTAAACTGCATGGATTGACGGTTTGGCCCCCACCCGGCAGGGGTGCCTGTCAAGTTTGCCATGGCATTTTTAGCTCACCATTTTTCCCACTTATCTACGCTCTCTTATCTACTCACTTATTATCTGCTTGACATGCATCCCAGCCGTGCTATACTTCTCACTTCTCACAGTTTAATCAGGCAGTCCAGCCACTTAGCTAAACCCACCATTTCTAGGGAAAGGAAATATCATGAGCTTACCTAAAGGCATATATACTAAGGTAGATCGTCAAGGCAATGTCACATTTGCTGTGCGCTTCATGCGAGAAGGGGTCAAGATTAACCTTGGCACATTCTTCACAGCTAAGAAGGCCATAGAAGCTAAGCTTGCATGGGAGCACAAAGATAGCCTTAAGCATCTGACAGGAGAAGTTAGCATAAACTGGCCCGCCGCTGATAGCATAAGCAGTCTAGGCAGCCTTGAATCTATCAAGCAGGAAGCTGGAGACGCCTCCGCCGAGCAGCATCCACAGTTTGAAGAGTTCATCAGCTTGCTTGAATCTGTTGATCCCTCCTCACTGCCTTGGCATCAAGAGGCAGTAGTTAGTGGTGTAAGCATCCCTGCCAATGTAGTTACTTATTTCCAGAATCGCATGTTCTCCTAATCTTTCGTGCTGTCACTACGCCGTCAAGCAAACAACTAGCAAGCATAAAATAATATGAAATAATTCTTGCAATTACAAGAGCAGCGTTTATACTATATGAGTTCCCCGGCGCATGCGCCATTGCTATTTTCTTTCCTCATTCTTTCTACTGGAGAAGGTAATATATGACAAGCATCCATCCTAACCCAAGAGTCGCTGCACTCATTGAAGAAGCTCGCCGCAAGCATGCGCTTCTCGCTGCTGAGAAAGCAGAGAAAGCAGCCAAGCAAGCAGAGCAGCAAGCATCCGGCCAAAGGCCGCCGGCGTCGCCACTTGCTTTGCAACTCTCTGAGCAATCTGCCGAGCAAGCTGCTGCCAGCCAAGATGAGCAAATAACTGAGAAGGCAGCGCCAGCAGCTAAGCGCCATCACCTCCTTGATATGATGCAGTCAAGCTCTGCGCTGACATTCAATGATAAACAACGCGAAGCGTTGGAGGCTGGCTTGAAAGGTGAGAGCTTCTGCCTTATCGGCGCCGCCGGAACAGGCAAGACAACAGTCACGCAAGAACTCATTTCTCTTCTCCAACAGAGCAGCCATGTCTTGCCAATTGCTGAGCCTACAAAGCATCTTGTCAAGGATAATCCTGGCATCGTAATTGTTGGCTTTACAAATAAGGCAGTCAACAACATCAAGAAGAAGCTGCCTGCTCACTTGCAAGCACACTGCATCACCATCCATAAGCTGCTTGAATATCAGCCTGTCTATTACGAAGTGCCCGGCGAAGATGGCAACATCCGAACAACTATGCGCTTTGAGCCAGCAAGGAACGGTGCCAATCCTCTTCCCCACATCAGCACGCTTATCATTGAAGAGAGCAGCATGGTAGGAACTGACCTATATGGAGAGGTTATCAATGCTCTTGCTAACCCAGCAAGAACGCAGATCATCTTCCTTGGCGATCTGAATCAGATTCCTCCTGTCTTTGGCCCTAGCATCCTTGGCTTCAAGCTAGCTGAACTCAAGACCGTAGAGTTGACGCACGTTTATCGTCAGGCGCTGCTCTCTCCAATTATCAGCCTTGCCACCGCGGTGCGTCTCAATTCTCAACCCTCTACGGCTAGCAGTGCTGCAACTAGTAAGAATGCGGCGCCAGCCGGCGAAGAGAAGAGCTGGCACGAAACAGCTAGCATGACCGTACCATCCTTGCTGACTGAGAAGATTGTCATTGACCGCGAAGATCATGGCAAGCTAACCATTCATCCTTGGAAGAAGCGAGTCAGCAACACCAGTGCCATTACTTTCATGAAGAGCTTCCTTCCTACCATGATTGAGGCTGGCACCTATGACCCAGAAGCTGACATGATCTTGTGCCCATTTAACAAGAGCTTCGGAACAGTCGAGCTAAACAAGATCATTGCAGATCATCTTGGCAAGAAGCGAGGAGAGCTGGTCTATGAAGTTATAGCTCGCTATGTGAAGAGCTATTGGGCAGTAGGTGACCGTGTCATGGTTGATCGCCATGAAGCAATCATCACTAAGATTCAGCGTACAGTAGGTTACGCTGGCAAGCTGCCAAGAACAGAAAGCAAGACGCTTGATCGTTGGGGCTTTGATCCTGAGAGCGACACGCCCAGCCATGAGATGACAGCAGACGAGATTCTGAATCAGCTTGATAACCTTGCTGCTGATGATGAAGGAAAGAATCTGGCAAGCCATGAGATTCATGTCTACATCCCTGACACGGATGAACGCAAGATTCTTAATACTGCCGGGGACATTAACCAGATGTTGTTTGGCTACGCCATCACCATTCACAAGAGCCAAGGCTCTGAGTGGCAAAAAGTGTTCCTCTTCCTGCATAACAGCCATGCTACCATGCTTTCCCGAGAACTCATTTATACTGGTGTCACCCGTGCCAAGCATGAACTCTATATCATTTGTGAAGGAGACATTAAACCCTACGAGAACAGTTTGAAGCGAGCCGCCGAACGGCCTATCATCCCAGGAACCTCGCTAGCTGAGAAGATCAGCTACTTCCGAGGCAAGGCACTTACTATGAAGTCTCTCGCAGAGAGTGAATGATAAATAAGGAAACATTACTATGATTCAAGAAACCAACCAAGCAAATCAAGCAAGCATGCCAACTAGCAGTTTGCCTACCAAGCATGTCTATTGCTATCGCTCCGGCGTCTTGCTTGCAGAAGTCAAGGCACTCTGTTCTAATGGCTGGCCCTTCCTCAACGCTGGCGCCTTGAATGAAATGTACCATCCGGTCTACTCCTACCCGCTGGAGAAGCTGCTTGTCCGTATCAAGGAACAGCTGCTTGCCGCAGAGCAGACAGACTGGAGCTTGACAGATCGTGAGATGCAAGAGATTGCATTGAGCATGTCAGCTATCATGTATGGCATTGATGGCATGTGGCAACCTCATGCAGATGCCCATCATAAACTGGAAGCAACACTGCCCAATCATGGTGTGGTGGTTGGCAGCGCCGCGCGCCTGCTCAACTTGGCAAGCTGGTACCACTACGCAACAAGCAAGCGCATGAGCTTTCCTCTCTACCGCCCCAGCAAGCTCAACGATAACACGGACTGGAAGAACTTTGGTGCTTGGCTGGATGATGCGCTCTCCATCAAAGAAGAGTGGGAAGCAGGAAGAACTCAGCACGAGCGTGATGAACTGCTCAAACGCAGGACTGAAGCATTGCTGACTGTCAAAGCTGAGAATGTCTACAAGCGCATTGACTTCAACAAGGTCTGGAACTGGATTGATATTCAACTCGTTCAGGATGGCCGCTATCCGCTGGGAAGAAGAGAAACATTCAAGACCATCTTTATGAAGGGAGACACCAGTCCTGAAGATTGGATTCTTGATGATGTTGAAGACTTGCAGCTTGCCATTATTGAGTGCTGCGACACTGGCAACGAGATCACCTTCTTCATCAACAGCAGACTCAACGCTATCAAGTCAATCATCCAAGATTTCTACTCTAGCTTCACGCTCTTGACTCACAGCGTAACAGATACGGTAGCAACTCAGGTGATGACCTCGAATGAGCAAGCCAAGACCAATGAGTTCTTCGCCACGTATGACAAGAAGCTGGCAGACCTTGCAGCTAATGGCTTGAGCTTGCCGTCGGCGCCGAAGCGTGAGCAGTTTGCCAGCTTGGCCTTGTTCCTCAAAGCGCAGGCAGAATGGAACATCTTGAATCGTAGGAAGCAAGCGCTTGACAAAGCAGCAACTGCTACTCAGCAAGGAGAGCAAGCATGATCCGCAATCTTACTCAGTTCCTTATCATCAACACAGGCTGGGCACCCGGCGTCATTAGCCGCTTCGTAACTCCTTGCGACAAGCATAAGGAAGATCAGCTTCTTGAGATCATCAATGCTGCCTTTGATGCTGGTCGCGCTGCCGGTGCTGAGGAGACAAGGCAAGAAGTCTTGCGAGAGCTTGGCCCTATGCTACAAGCTGCCAACGTAACAATTGACAGGCCAACTTACAAACAATGCAGCGAGCAATGCAGAGAGCAAGGAGAATAAGCATGAGCCTCTTCACTAAAGTGCATGATCGTCAGCGTACTCAGCTGGCATACAAGGTAAACTACTATCCGTGGCAAGTTCTTCCCGCTGCTGCCAAGGAGCTTATCGTGTGGCGCCGCGGCCTTATCCTCACCAAGAGCATGATTGTTGCAGGCTTGTCTGATGATCTGACAACCTTCACATTCAAGCAGCGTCCGTACAAAGTTGTCTGGGCTTACAACAACACTCCAACGGAAGATGAATGGAACAAGAAATCTGACAACTTCCACATGCATGTTGATCTGCGTTGCAGTCCTGCCATCCCTGAATTTGCAGTTGCTGTCCTCGACTTCCAACTTGCAGATACCGCAGTTGCCAACCTTATTGCTACCAAACAAGCCAGCCAGTAACCCAACCAGCTCAGCTGAGAAAGAAAGGAACACACCATGATTATCATCCTCTATCCCCACGAAGACTTGGCAGCTACACTGCTTGAAGCAAAGAACGCAATACGAACTGACCGCGCAACCACTGTTACTGTCTATCAGCAGCTTGGTGATACGTTGCTTCAGTTTGTGGTAGCGGAAGATGCTCACGTACGTGGGCTTGCTGCTGTCTCAGCAACTGCGCATGCAAACAGCACTCTCACTATTGCCCTTGCCCCCAATAAGAAGGAATAACGGCAAGCATAAACTAATAAGCGCATACCCCTTGACATCGCCTCGGGGTGTGTTAAAGTAATAACTCACTGGCCGGGAACACCAGACAAAGTTCCCAATCCCTGTAACCATCGCAAGCAAACAAGTAAGTCTTGCAACCAACCGGAGAAACCAAAATGCCGCAAGCACAAACCATCAAGTTCCATTTCAAGAGCCGTGCCATCAAGGATGAATCGGGCGTGACCATTGGTCGTACCAAGAAGCAGCCCTCGCTGGATGCAAGCATGCCCATCCCGGCAGCTGACGAGATCATCAGTTACTTGGCTGTTCCTGACAGCGCAGTTGCCAAGCTGATCTCTGATGCTGTTGCTCAGGTGGTCATCAACGCTGCTCGTGACCAGTTCGATGAAGTCATCGAGAGCTTCGGCGATGATGACAGCAAGGAAGTCTCGGTCAACATGCTTGACTACGACAAGCTGTCGCTGGAATACATCGCAAGCATCCCGCCGACTCAGCGTGGCTCTTCTGCTCTGACCGAGGATGACTGGAACAACTTCTTCGCTGACTACTTGGCCGTCATGGTGCA